TCAGAAGCGCCCGATTTGGCTTGTAAAAGGCCACTAGACGCCATTGGTGGCTGGGCGCGTTGGGGTAATGGCAGAGTTGCACCAGCGCCGTCTGTAACGTCTGGATTGACCTCTAGATACGGCCAGTTGGTGGTGTTGGCAGTCTTCCACTGCAATTCATACCCTTCAAACTGCCCACCGTAGCCAATAAACGGCGCTTTGGGTGCCAGGGCCAGCATCTCTGCCTCTTGGCTCACCCAGTAGTTGTACATCCGCTGGGCGTCCTTGGCATTACGCACCAGACCAGAGACATAAATCTGCCCGTCAACCTCAAACTCATTGCCGACCACGCGCACGATGGGAATGTACTTTCCAGCCCAATCGCGTTTTTCCAGCACCTCGTAACCGTTGGTTTTGACCCAGCAAACCTTCTGCCGCTGCACAACCCGGTTCTTTAGCGGCTTGCCGTAGAGTGCCTTTAGTTGCTTGTCATCAGGCGTGTTGTTGAACGCCGTGATGTTGTTGGGGTACAAGTTCAGCGTCTCAGGCTTGTACTCTACGTAGAAATACTCAGCAATCCGAACCGTCTCATCCCGCAGCCATTGCGTCAGGTCTTGGTCGCCAATGCCAAGGGACTGCAAACTGCTAATCGGCGCGGCATCTGGGTACAGGCGCTCGTACTCGTCCTTGGGTACGTCCTCCGTGACAAAGCACCACCGCGCATCCGCACCGCATGGGTCTTGGATAGCGGGATCCATGAACACCGAGAATGAATTCCGAACCCGGCCAATCTTCAGGTCTTGGTCAAAGCTATTCTCGTCGCAGTACTCAGTCAGTACGCGAATGTAACCTTCACCGTAGGTAACCTGGTTCTCGCAAGCCGTGTCGTAGGCCGTGTCGGCGTCACTGATGTACTCAATGTGCCGCACGATGCCGTTGAAGATTTCCGCCATTTCCGTATTGCCAATCTCGTCGGCAGGGATGACTTTACCGCTTGGACGGTTGTGGCGCTGGTCATTGGTGACTTGCCGAACGTGCTGCGGCAGCTTGTTAATAGTCAGGCAAGGACGGGCGTTGATGGTCTGCCCCTGGACGGCCCCGCGAGTCGCCAGTACGTCAGCAGGCCATTGCCACTGATTGTCCGGACTACCCGCCATAAACCGCAGATCATCCAGTTCGTTGCTGCGCGAGTCGCTGTAGGCATCCACAGCCATTGTCAAGCGTGAGCGCATCGTCGCCAACATATCGCGCTGGTCGTCCTGCTCGCCCGGCCCCCCGCCAACATTGGCAACCTGACCAACCTTGTTGATACCCGTGTAGTCAGCCATTTACTTCTTCTTAGCCGTCTTGGCCGAGTCTTTGAAGTCCTTGGCAGTAGGCGCTGCCTTGCTGCCAACCTTGTTCATCTTCTCGCCAGAGCCAGCTTTGATGCGCTCCTGCTTGGCGTGAATGTTGGCATAGAGGCCGGGTTTGGTAGATTTCATGTTTAGCACTTCCATCGTTTAAGAGCAGCCTTGGCGCGTTCGCCATCCTTGGCATTGGCTGCTACCGCACCCATCCGGGCGCAAAATGAATCCTTGCGGCCCTGGTCTGCCTTGGTCTTGGGGTTAGGCGCAGGTGCCTTTAAGTTAGAACCAGTAGCAGCATTGTACTTTTCCCGACCCTTGGCAGTCAGACCCGCACCTTTGCTGACCGGCAGCTTCTCGCCCCGCCCGACTGATAGAGATACATTCTTTTTCATGAACCCATCCAACCTGTAGACACCGCCGAATAGTCAGAGTACCTGCGAGGGGTCGCCTCACGATACTCCCGATGCGCCACAGGGAAAGCAAACGTCACACAGATCGCATCCGCAGCATCTGGACTGGCTAAACCCCGTGCTTTCATCTCTTTCTTGCTCTCCAAGAAGATCGTACCCCGTGAATCAGGCTTCATTAAGGGCGAAATCAGGTCTGTCTTCAAAAACCTATCGTGCGGAATACTAGCAGATTTCAACCACGCTTTCATATCCCCCCACATCTGCGCCCTCATATTTCCATACATTATCGGGTTTTTTGACTTGTTCCCAAAGTTCACCCCCTTGATCTTGTACCGCTGCTCCTTGAGCCTATCCACAATCCCCGCCCCCAGCCCACCCTCATCAATTACCACCAGCGCAGGCTTGTACTCCTCAATCGCCTCAATAATATGCCCCACCACCGTCATGGTGTCATCGCCCCGGTACTTCTTGATCGCCACAATATCCCGCCCCTGTCTGACCGCAATCACAGTTGCATCCGCCCCAAACCGCGCCGGGTCAACACCAATAATGATAGGGGCCGTCCCATCCTTGTACTTTGGCCGCTTCATCGCCTCGTCGACTACGTCCGACGGAATAAACTGGTCATCCCCCGCCCGTGGAAACTCACCATACACCTCAACGTGCGCCTGGGCACTGTCCGGCCCGTACTCCGCAATGATCCGCTCATAAACCGCCTTGTCCGTCCCCTCCACCGTCCGCGCATCCACCACCTTAGTCGCCCAAAAGTCCCGCTTTGAGTGAAAAGTCTCGTAAAAGTACCCCGTGTTGCGCCGTGGGTTAGAAAACGCCAGCCAGAAACGATTCGGCGTGTTTTCCGTAAAGAATCCACCAGTGACCGACCAAATCGAGTCATCAATACCACTCGCCTCGTCAAAAATCACCAGCACACCGTCAAAATTGTGCACGCCAGCATAAGCATCAGGGTTCTCCGCTGACCACAGCCTACCCTCCACACCCCAGTACCTAGTACCCTTCTTTAGGTCGCGCTCGACTAACTCAGTCAACCACTTGGCTGGCGCCACTCTGGTGGCGGATATTTCAAACCAGTGGCTGTTTAGCCCCATAGCTAGCCATTTTGTAATCTCCGCCCAGGTAATACTGCGTAACTGGTTTTCCGAGTTGGCCGAGATAATGGTTGTTGAGCCTATGCGCGTCGATATCATCCATATAGTTAGCCAACTGACCAACGCCGACTTGCCGATACCCCGTCCGCTGGACACTGCCTCCTGCAATACCGAGTAGTCGACAACGCCCTTGTTCTTCTTAATATGGTCGGCAATATCTTGCAGCACCTCGCGCTGCCATTTGCGCGGGCCGGTGAAGTGTTCCAGCGGCGTCCCTTTGCGTCCCCAGGGGAACAGGTACAGCACAAACGCTAGTGGGTTGTCTTTGAGCGCCGGACTCCACAGCCGGGCCATGAGTTCTTGTTCGTCTTCAGGTTGGTAAATTGTGGTCTGCATCTATGATTTCTATGACGCGCCGCTCTGCCTCTGCCAGCGCCTGGGTTATGGATATGCGTTGGTCAATCTCTACTGAGATGGCCTGCTTGGCGACCCAGCCGTGTTGATGCTTCAGTATCTCTAGCGCCGCCTTGGCGTCGCCGCCTCGCGCTGCGTTGTGCAGTATCTCTGCCATCTCGCGCTCGCCGTCGGCTTTGCCCTTCATTGCGGCCATGTTCACGACCGGATCAAAGTTACTCAGCGTCATGAACTCTTGCGGCAGCATACCGGCTGCAAGCGCGAGTGTCTCGCCGCGCAGGCCCAGTTTTGCTGCGTCGTACACGGCCTGTAAGCGCGACTCTGTTGCTTTTAGCTCTCGAATTGATAGCGGGAATGAGACCATGTCGGGTTTATATCACAAAAAATAAAAATTCTACGCAAAAAATTGTCTGCAAAAAATTGTCTGCGGGCGCTCCGTAGCCGTGGCCTCAAGCCGTCGGCCCTCCCCTCCCGGCCTCGACCGCCAGCCGACCGCCGACCGCCGACCGCCAGCCGCCAGCCGACCGCCAGCCGCCAGCCGACCGCCAGCCGACCGCCAGCCGCCACCCGACCGCCACCCGACCGCCACCCGACCGCCAGCACACGGCACGCAGCTACCAGGGCGCACGGCACGCAGCTACCAGGGCGCAAAGTGTGTGCCATGTGGGCAGTGTGGCCGGATGGCACACATGACACACGTGTGGGCAGTCGTGTGGGCAGTCGTGTGGGCAGTCGTGTGGGCAGTCGTGTGGGCAGTGTGTGCCATTGTGTTGATATGCCCACACTGCCCACAAACGGGTTTTTATGTCTCTTTTGGGATAGTTTGTGTCGTTTTTAGCTGTTTTGGTCGCGGCTACGCTCTTTTTTCCGTTGCAAAAACTGGCGTGTGGGCAGTGTGGGTCATGTGTGCCATCTTTTTTTCAGTCGCAAAACTTTCTGCGTGATTGCGCGCAGCCCTAGTTCCTGTACTACAAACTAC